TGTTCATCGTAAAATTCTCTATTGAGTAGAGTCTTTACTAGTGCTAGTTCCATCATCTTTGTTTATCTCCTCTCGTTCCTTCGCTCTTCTTCGTTCTTCATCATCGAATGACCTAATGATAGGCACTCTCTTATTGTTATTATCAATGTCAACTATGACACCAGTGTTCCACTTCTCACATTCTACTTGAGCATCCTCTATGCTGTCGAATATCTTTGGTGCAGGAAAGTTTGGAAACACTTTACCCTCTGGTACATACATGATGTCACCGTCCACGTCAATCACTATTGCTAACTTCATTTACTAACTCCTTTAGTTTCTCCATGTCTTCATACTCACGATACTTTATATCGTCTATTAAATTCATAGCAGTTGTCTTGCGCCCTGTCCACAACTCTATCTCCCTGCGATACTCTACTGTCTTGCCAATAGCGTCAGGATCAAGGGCAATGATTACCTTGTCATACTCTCCTATCTTCTCAAAATGGTGAGGGTTCATGCTAGTACCCAGGATAGCCATGGCTGTGATGTATGGCAACTCCTGTGCAGCCACGACAGCAGACACAACGTCCTCCACTATCAGCAAGGTCTTACCAATACCTATTGTGTAGTAGTCTGCCTCGCCTGTGTAGCGATACCACTTGGGGTGCTGCTTCTTACCTACTGCTCTACCCACAGCATCAACTATCCTGCCACCATCCCTGATAGGAAAGACTACACGTTCATCCTTCACATCATACATGGTGTCACCTATTGCTATACCCCATCGTCTTACGTAGCGTTGGTACTTGGTGTGTGATGCCTTTGGTGTCACCACATACTCAGGTATTTCCATAGTGTCTTTCTCCTTATTTATATCTGTGTACGCACGTTGTAATTGCTGTTGCTCCATGCGTCTGTGTATCTCTGCTGCTGTCATGTCCATACCATAGATACCACCCACTGTACAGCCTAACTTAAAACAGTTGTACTTTATATCGCCTAGCTCATTAGTAGCGGTGAATGTATTCCTACCTCTACACTCAGGGCAGTCACCCCTATAACGCTCACCGTCTTTGAGGCCAAGGTCATTGACAAACTGTCTGATGTTATTCTTTCTTAGGTACACCATGCTTGTCTCCTCTCGCTGCTAGTGCCTTGCTTGCACCACTGAATGTGTTGACCATGTATGGCTTGACTGATGCAACATTCTGGTGACCTGTTACTTGCATGATACCTGCCAAGTCAACCCCACCTTCCATCATTTCTGTAACCGCTGTCCTACGTAAATCCATAGCCGTAAGCTCTTTAGGTAGATTAGCTTCGTCCAGTATGGTGTTGATGTATAACGATATTTCCTCTTTGTCATAGGGTGTATATGCTCCTGCTCTAGGCTTTACTCTTGGTACTACGTACTCTTGAAAGCCAAACTCTTCTTTCTGTTGACGCAGCATCGAACACAAACCCTGAGATATAGGGAGATGTATCTCTGCATTACGTTTGCTCTGAGTCATATCAATACGACATTCGTTTAAGTTTAAACTATCCCATGTAAGTAAACGTATGTCACCTACACGTTGACCCCAATCGTATGCCATATGAACTATGAGTCCAATGCTGCGCCAGCGAAAGTCGCTGTAAGCTGTGTCAAGAAAGATTGACACTTGTTCACGACTCCAATGCACTCTCCTTGGTTTTTCTGTAACCGTTTGCACCAAAGAGATGGGGTTGTGAATCATAACATCATGTCGCATGGCATGTTTCCACGCAGCAGAAAGGACACTGCGTCTGTAGTTGGCAGTGCGTGTACCAACGTTTAGCCATTTATCATATGCTTGTTGTATGTGTCTAACCTTCAAGTTCTTACAACGGTAACCCCCAAGAGCCTTGCCCTCTACCTGTGTCAGTACAGTAGCTTGCAAGTGTGTCTCGTAGTCCTTTTGAGAGGAGGACGAAAGCCTACGAAACGTTTCTGAGTGCAAGTAAAAGTCTACTATCTGTGTCAGTGTGGCTGACTGCTTGGGGATATTCTTTGTTACCATTTTCTCCTTACCTTCCAATAGGACCATGATCTACTACAATGTCCTTCACCTAGCAATGCGTCTAATAGTCGCACTATGTTAGGTTTCTTATTTCTCTTCCAGTCCCAGTTTCTTGCGGAGAAAGTTTGATTTAGTTTTCCTCCGAGTAACACGTTTGTTAGTACGCTCAGTGCTGTCATCACTCTTAGTAGGTATGTTACCAACCCAGTGAGTGACATCATCGAAAGGCGTGTTAGGATTCTCACCATCCTCAGTCTCCTCTTGCATGTACGATCCACCTATAGATAAAGAATGCAAAGTACACAACGACTGTTGCTATTGGTAGTGAATGCATTAGAAGTTCGGAACCCATAGTATGCCCTCCTCTTTGTCTAGTTCATATAGTTTCTGTTCTTGCTCATGTAGTCTAGCTTCTTCATCGTTGCCATCCCACCAAGCATCATCTGCTCTGCGTCTACAGTCATTGATCACCCTGTCTATAGGTGTGACTTTGTATCTCCATCCATCAACTTTCATGTATTCTCTTCCTTAAAACAAATGTACAACCTTTGTACTCAATTAAGTTTTTATATTTCTCTAGCCCCTTTTCTGCTTGTCTTTTTGTTTTGTATGATTGGTATGCAAAACCAAACCCATTGCTATTATGTATCCATACTTCGTAACTCATTAGCATACTCCTTTCGTACCATAAGTTTTACTCGATGCCCAACAAACGTCAAGCGGTTTTATCCTACCGTTAGGCAATGCCATGCCTGGGTATCTGTAGTGTGGGTTCTCTTTCAAGAACTGTCGTAGCTCTTCCACTTCCATCTTGCGTTGGGCATGCTGTAGCTCTTGGACACACGCTGCCCTACCTGTCCAGTGTTCATGCTTAGACATGCAATACTTGTGTATCTGATTGGTGTCCTCAACCATTGAGAGTAATAACTCTATCATCTTCCCAATCCTCCTTCCAATAACTTATGTATGGTCTATTCGATGTTGCTTCGCTTAGTTCTAAGTAAAAGGTATAGTCTCCTATCGTAACGTAGCATGAGTCTTTACCTCTTACGTCTAATATTCTACCCAGTCCTGCTATTTTCACTTGCTAACTCCAATCCTTTTCTTAACATTTCTTTTGCATCCTCATACTGTCCTCTGCACATGCAGTCGTGGCTCCATCGTATCCAAGACATTGCACTCTTGTTTGAGGTATCAATCTCTCCTGTGATAGTGCCTTGCTTATCGTTACTAGTATAGGAGCCAACCTGATTGAGGTTAAGGAACTTCAATAGGTTAGGCTTGTCAGTTGGTACATCGACAGTACTGTAAGTCTTGCCGCACATCTTACGTGCGTCAGCTTGTGTTCCTGCCCATACACCCTCAGAGTTTTTGTATAGTTTCACGTCTCTTCCTCTCTTGGTCAGTGATACAGTACACGCCTGTCACTGGGTTGTTGAATCCAACTTCAGCAATTACTTCTATTGCTATCTCCTCTGCATTGCTCAAGTTGTTAACCCATAGCACACATGCATCCTCTGTGTCAAATGGTTTGTGATCTATGGTAAAAGGATTACCGTGTGTCAGTGCTACTAGTATCAGCCACTTCATAGTGCCACTCCTCTCCTATCTTGTCACGCCATTTGCCCTTGGTTGGGTGTATCTGTTTAGGCCAACTGTCTCTGTTCCTACCTGCATGTACCATTTCTTTAGCCCATGAGTAGGAGATACGATAATACCTAGACGCAGCAGCTACGCTGTCAAAGTCTTTGCCAAACAGTCGGCATCGTATTTGTTTCTGTTTGATAGTTGGTTCCCACTTGATGCGTTGGTGTGGGTTAACGTTTTGTGGTTGCATTAGTATCTCTCCTCTAGTGTTGCACCATATACATTTACTTTGTACTTGTCTATCTTGTTAGACATAATATCTTGTAAGCAATCCTCTAACTGTATCTCTTGGTTAGTTTGTAGGTTACCCTCAAGTACTTCCTGAAATAGTTCAACTACTATCTCTCGTATCATGTGTTTAGTTGTCTCGTTGATTTGCATTAATCTCTCCCTGCTAGTATTGGTTCATCAGCTAACCCACAAAAGCATTCCTGCTTTGTAAGATATGATATGTCAGCATAAGCATTAGACAAACTCTGTGTCAAGTTCTTATTGTGTATCTGTGCCGAGTTAAGTTGTCCTTGTAAGTCACGCACATTACGCTTGAGTATTTCTATCTCGTCAGCTTGAGCCAGGATCATCTTCCTATTTTTCTCAGCTTCCATTTCATCAGGTAACATGGGCTTCCTCCTTATATAATGTAGGGCAGTTGATGTAATAAGACATGTAATCCCAGTTCATACTGTCCAGTGCATTGGCTAGTAGATCATGCGTAAAACCTTGTGTCACTATCATGTAAGGCTCACAGTGTTCCTTCACTAGCATCTCTATATACGTGGGCGTCAGGTCTACACCATCTGCTATACGTTCATCAAACATAGACTTGAATGATGCTATGCATATCTGTTCAATTTTCATCAGTCCATCCTCACTACTGAGTAACCACCATCAGCCGTTGGTATAGCTACAATACCATAGGGATATATGTATGCTAGTCTTTCCTTACCACCAACCTCTAGCTTGATAATAAAGTAGGCTGCTAAGTCATCATCACCCTCGTATATGTAGTCACCAAAGACATCTACCAAGCCTTTCATATTATGGGGTGAAGTCCCTGCACTTTTTTGGTACTCTATGGTCATAAACTCTTGCAGACTTAGCCCATCATCATCCCATTCATGTTGGTCTATCCATATGGTGAACCAGTATATCAACAAAGAGTTACCTTGTATTAATGCTGACCAAGTTTCATCATCAAAGGTATGACTTGGGTTTTTAAATACTCTAGCTCTTGAGCTATCTTTTCCTATAAAGTCTTTCATCATTTGTTCCTCACTTGCTTGGCTAAGTCTACTCTAGTTTCAAAGTATTCTAGCTCTTTGTCTTGGAAGTCAACAAGCCACCATCTAAGTAACTCAGCAGCCTTGATACTATCAACGTTGCGTTTGTGGAATGACATTGTGAGATAGGTCATAGCCTCCTCGACTGCCATGCTTGTAGGCATACCGACTTCCATGTTAAGTCTTTTGGCTAGTGCTTTCACTGCCATGTTATTCTTTACGTCCCATCCTTTAGTCATTACGTATCCTCATCCTCATCGTTATCATCATTATCTGATGCACTGACAATAATTAAGTGATCATCAAGCCAAGACTTTGAGTCCTCACCCAATTCTTTTTCTAGTTTTTTGCGTAATGCTTCTTCAAATTTAACCATCGTGTCCTCCTAAAACATCTACTACCATGTAGTCTCTATGAACTGGGTTAGGTGCATACTCTTTTGGGTAGTAAGCTTCTGCATGTTCATGTAATATTTCCTGTGCTTTTGCTTCTGCTTGTTCAGGACTATCTGCCTCAATGGTTAAGACAGTTCCCTCATCATAGTGTACACTTACTTTATACTCAGTCATCAGTTCTCTCCTCTACTGTAATGTCTGCGTTTGACCAGTCCAAACATTGTTCACCAATCTCTAATGCTTCAGCCTCATCATCGGCCTCAGTGTTTACTTCAATAGTTGCTGTTACTTTATACATTGGCATCGTATCACCCTGCAAAGTGGCAAAGCTTGCGCTTGGGTGCAGCTTGCTCTGTGTAGAGTGTAGTCTTGCCAATGTGATAGGCGTTCATACAATCGCCCTTGGTAAACTTGATACCGTTAGACTGTAGCTTACGCCTACGCACGATACCTTTCTTGCCAAGGAAGTTGAAACGAAAACCTTTTGTTCCGTCATTAAGTGGTTTAGTTGCTAGTATTACAAACATGTTTATCTCCTCTCTGTTTGTAGTTGGTTAAATATTGTGTTCTCTTTTCCACGTTGTCCATGTAATAGCTTGCAATACGTGTGCAGGTATGTCAACCCTTTTTGCTGCACGTACGTAAACTTTTTGCATTTCAATATATGTTTTCTTGCCCATGTTGGTTTTACCAGATGTTAAGCCCTGTACTTTACCCAATGCAATGTTTAGGGCATGTCCGTCTATGGTGACTTCGTCTAGCCCTCGTATGTTAGAGTAGAATGAGCGTATCTTTTGCCCGTTCAACCTTGTAAGTATGTCATCATCACTAGTCAAGTTGTCCTCTAGTATAGACCAAGCCTTGAGTTTCATAGTATTGTAGCATGATACCTTGAAGTCAGATAATTCTTCGCCACTTTTCCAAGCTTGCACCATGCGTTCACAGTCTGCCACGTTGCGTTTCCATTTGTTGTTTGGTGATAGTGCTGCCATCACACCTATGACTGTATGTAAATGAACTCCAGTCTTTTTAGATATGGTTTTAGCGTATCGCTTGGCTCTATCGTACCATTCTTGACCATTGGCAATGTCCTCAGTTGTTGCCCTACGGTATACCTTCAGTATATTTCTAACGTGCTGTGTCATTACTTTGCTCCAGTTCTTTCACGTGCTTTATCATTTCTGATACTGAATCAAAAACATATTTCTTGTCAAGTTCTTTTTGTATGTTGTCCAACGCTTTGTTAAACTCAGTAGCTAGAAAATTATGTGTCAGTCCATAAGCAATCCATTGTTCAGGGCTATTAAGTTGGTCTGTCAAATCGTCAATAGTCTCAGGTATAGCGAACAATCCGTTGCGTTCATACCTTTGTCCTTCAAGTAGTATCATTAGTAGTCCTCCTATATTTAGCAAGACACAATAGCCACCCATTGTCAAGCAAAGTCTAGGTTGGCCTAGATTAGCAGCTATTGTATCCACAAAATACAGGTTACATAAAACAGTAGGTTAGCACCTTTTCAGTGGTTATGAGTTAGTCAACTCTCTCACAATCTTAGTAGCACCTACGTTTATTGATTGCGTGTCTTATCGACTGGGCTTGTAGTGTATTCTCACTTCCACGCCTATGAGCTATTGCTGTATATGTTTTTTACTTTCTATCGTATCGTTCAACCTTTTGTTTGTTGTATTCAGTCTTTCAGTTTGTGTTTTGTTAGTCAAGTCTTTTGTTTTGTTAGTTAGTCTTTAGTATTTACTAGGGCATTTCACCGTAGCTGTCTAAAGGACGCTGCTAGTTAAAGGATCAAGAGTTTTTAAACTTACTCTTTAAGCTAACTTGTCGCTTTCGATAACCTATTAAGGGCATACCGCAACATAGATTGCAAGCTTTATTTGTAACTATTTTATAAGTTGTTGTTTTTAAACGAATCTTTTTTTAGTTGTTCTTGTTTGGTTCTGACTGTGGTTGTTTGTTCCTGATTCGTTCTGTTTATTATATATATACTGTGTGTCATTGCTTGGAGGGTATGGTATTTTGTGATCACAAAAGAGGGGTATAGGTTATGCATCCCTTGTTGATTTGTGATCACATTTGTAGATTGTGACATAAAAGACACACCTTTTTATAGTATATTGAAGCTGTATCAGTTATAAAGTCTAATAAAAACAGTAACTTAGTAGTAAAAACACTATAGAAAATCAAAGACTACCTATTAAAAAGGGGGGTGGCGAGAGCCATGGCGGTAGTACCCGTAGTACGTATATGTATATCTACACAGAAGTGATTTTTAGAATGGTGACAAAATGTCGCATGTATACAGAAAACCTCTTGACACAGCCTAATTTATGGGTATAACTGCGGAGCAGGAGCAGTTAGTTAAACTTTTTAAGTTAAACATATTAAATAATAAAACAAATAAATAGTTAAACTATATAAAAAAGGTTGGACATAGGTAAAGTTTAACTTGACAGTTATACTATCCGTGTGTATACTTCTTCTTAATAACACAATATAAAGTAACAAACAATAAGTGTTATACTAAGGTATGTGTAGTAATCTATGTGTTACTCTTCCTCCATGTCTCCCTCCTCCTACATGTAGTAACTACACATACCACCTTTTAAGGTAGGACTATGTATAAGAATAAAGTTAGCTTGTACTCTTCTGAAGATGTCATTGAAGAGTTTTACGATGCAATAGCAGACGGTGATAGTAAAAGACTCAGACGTGTACACATTCCTAAGTCAGATGTATTCTATGTAAGGGAAGCATTGGAGGCTAGGCTAGGAAAGAGATTTACTTTAGACCATATTGAAAGAGCTATGTACCTTGAGGGCTATCTGCAGAAACATGAAGTGTTAGACCCTGAAAGAAAACGTAAGGGTGTAGGATAAAAAAGTGTTGACAAACCTTAAACGCTGCGTACAACTATGTGTACTAATGTTAGTTACAGCTTGTCAAACCATAACATATACAGCGTCATGCAGGGTGGGAGATACTGTATGTCAGAGAAACCAAGATGCACAGACACTCGCACTTATCGGACATCCCAAGGCTGCTACGAAACTTATGTGTAGTGACAATAGTATTGGTAGCCTTTTGCCACCCAGTGAATGCACAGGAGCAAACTGAACTAGACGATGGTATAACTAACAATACCACAACTACTACAGACAACGGTAACGATATAGAAGGTGACTTCTCGAACAACTACGAAGACTCAACCGTAGATTCAAACAACCAAAGCGAAGTCATAAACTACAACGGAGCAGGTTCATCCCCAGGTTCACAGCCTGTAATGTCCAGCATAGCTCCAACAGTGATGGGTGGGGGAGGTAACGACTCTTGCTTAATCCCAAAGACTAGAGGGTTACAATTAAATATAATTGGCCTGAGTCATGGTGAGATGCAGCAAGACCCTAATTGCAATCGCAGGAAGAATGCTAGATTGCTGGGGTTACCTCAACAGGTTGGTGGGTTAGGATTACAGGTGTCTGCCATATCAGTGATGTGCCAAGATGCTACAGTGTTCAGGAGTATGATGTTAGCTAATACTCCGTGTCCAATAAACGATGCACGTACTGGCAAGTTGTTGATGGGCAGAAACGCTATAATGAAATACAGAGAAGATCCTGCATTGTTTGTTGTAGGATACGAGTTAGACAAAGAGTTTTGGGATACCTTGCTAAAGGTAGGAGAGGAATATAATGAAGAGTTTGTCAAAGACACTACTACTAGGCGCAGCCTTAGTGATCAGTTCAGGAGTAGCAAACGCAGAGAGTCCAGCAGTACAGCCACCACCCCAGACAACGGACCTGGAGATAAACCTGGACCTAAGCCTGACAATGACGGGGCAGGAAAAGATTGACGCATTAATATCTTCACTAGGTGCTATAAAGAACAGGGTGACGGACAACGCATACAATACAGTAGGTGCTGTAGGTTATGCAGCGCTGGGCGGTGTTGTTGTAGATGACGCATTTGATGATGGACTTATTACCCAGAGCGAACTAGACGCATACCTAGAGGCACACGATCTTGTAGTAAATCACGACTACGCAACTGCTACCACAGCACAAGAGTTGTTCACGCAGGAATACACAGCAGCTATGAATGACTTGGATGAAGCAATAGACATACTAGCTGATGCTTCTGCAGAGATACTAACTGCTACTGGTATCATGGAGATTGCTGCAACAGCAGATACATCACCAGAGCAGACTGCGTTGCAAGGCATGATGGCTACAGACGAGTATAGCATTGACCAAGCAGAGGTTGATGCGTACAACCAAGCTGTAGCACAAGTAGAGAACTACGCACAACAAGCTGGTGCATTCATGGCTGCAGCTAACAATACAGAACTAACAGCAAGTATTGACAGCTACGCCACACAGAATAACTTTGTAGTTGGTAGCTACACAGCTATTACCTACACACAAAGCATAGATGAATTTGTAATCAACTGGGACACAGATGGGTTTGGTTCTGGTTGGCAAGGTTATCTAGCAGATGATATGAAGACTGCTGCAGACATTTACGCTGCTGGTGAGTACGTAGAAGAATACGGAACTATGCCTGACTAATGTCTATGGAGTTTAGCATAGGAGGTTTTAATGTCAAAGGCTGGATGGTTGCTGTGGCTCTGCCAGTTCTCTCTACAGTTTCTGGTGGTGTATACTTTGGTTATGATACTCTTAACAGGTTTTACGGTGTAGAGGGTGGCGTTGGTGAAGCACTAGATAAAACCAGCGCAAACGCAAAACAAATTTCAGAACTACAAAAAAGCTTGACTAAGTTAAGTAACGACACTGCAACAGATAGAACAGCTAATAAAACATTTGCGGCAAACCAGCTAACAACAGCAAAGACTGCTATAGCAAACGAGATACAAGACAAGACAAATAAACTAAACGAGCAAGTAGTAGAACTAGCAGAGGAACTAACACAGCAGATAGTAGAACTACAGGGAGAACTAAACAGTAGGGTACAAACTGTAGAGCAAGCTGTAGTAGATAACGATGTACGTGGACTCAATACTAAACTTGCACAGCTAACTACAAACATGCAGCAGATACTACAGCAGCAAAAAACTTTGCTAGATCTAAGATCACAGGTTGACAAAGCTACCACAATAACAGATACTATAGGAGATAAGCTTGATGTTATTCAAACAGAAATTGACGACATTTGGAAAGCGTATGATAGCTTGGTTGAAAACCCTCTATAAGAAAGTCAGAGGAAAGTAATGGCTAAACCAGCAAAAGGCAAGATGTTTGCTAAGAAAGTAAAAAATCCTAAGACAGGACGTACAATTAAAGTAAGCTACGGTCAGTCAGGCAAAGCCAAGGATGGTGGTAAACGTATACGGCCTGGTACAGGTAAGGGTGATTCGTACTGTGCAAGAAGCGCTGGTCAAATGAAGAAGCACCCAAAGGCAGCAGCAAACCCTAACAGCCCACTACGCCTATCTCGTAAGAAGTGGAAGTGTGCTGGTACTAAATCTAAGAGGGCATAATGGCAAGCAAACCTAAGAACCCAGCTTTGTACTCTAAAGTAAAGTCTGAAGCTAAAAGAAAGTTTAAGACATGGCCTAGTGCATACGGAAGTGCTTGGTTAGTAAAGACTTATAAAGCACGTGGGGGTACTTACAGTAAGGGAGGTTCAGTTGCAAAGAACAAAACACGTACTAGAAAGTCGTAGAGGCTTTGGCACTGGTGGACTAACTCAGTGGTTTAAGGAAGACTGGCGTGACGTAAAGACAGGCAAGAAGTGTGGGCGTTCTGGTAAAAAAGATAAGAACAGACCATACCCAGCTTGTAGACCTGCAAAGGTAGCTGGTAGAATTAGTAAAGCAGAAGCAAGAAAGAAAACAGGACCAAAGAAAGTTAAATGGTCTGTAACAGCATCAGGAAAGAAAAGAAAATGAGTCTTATTTATTTTAAGATAAACTCAGATAATGTTGTAACAGAGGCAGAATACTTTGACGGTGATGTAACTGAACAAAGTACTTTTCCTGCTGCAAAGTTTCTTACAGATGGTAACAAGCCTTTAGCGGAAGAAGACTATGAAACTGTACCAGCAAATACTTGGATAGACACTGACACTGTATTATTACAACAAAGAAGTAGCCCTGTTATTGACAACATAAATGGATGTGTGTATAATCATGGAGATAAAACATTTACATCAGGATAACATATGCCATTTCTTACAAGCAGCATACCATACTTCAAAGCATGGGTGCGTAGAGAATATACTAAAAACTTAGAAGATCATCATGGTGACTTTCTACATGCTATGGTGATAGGCGTTACTACAATGCCAAACAGAACACTGAGCTTTCAAGTAATCTTCACAGGATGTGAATCAGATGAAGATGGTTCAGAAAACGTACATGGTGGTGCTATGTGGGCTAGATTGCCACTGACCGCACTAGTAGCTGATACACCGTTGGATGAATGGCCTAATGAGTTACCACCATATTTAGCACAACCTTGGGATTGTATGTCTCATACACATTCCGTATACAAGCTAGAACGAGCAAGTCCTGCTCCTTGGATAGCTAAAGTAGATGGCGAGTTCTACCCTGCAAAGTATTACTTTACGGTAGATTATACAGATAACGAAGTCGCTGATGATCCAGCGCAGCACAAACAATCTCATGTATTAGAACTATTAGATGCAGGAGAATATACTGGTAACATAGTTGCGTTACCCAATAACAGAGTGAGAGTAACTCACCCAGCTTGGTTTGAAACTGGACAAGGCGCTCCAGACTTTAAGCCGAATCAACATATGTATAACTCTAAAGAAAACGTAGACTATGTATGGGATACGCAACGAGTTTTTAATAATCTTTATAGTGAGGATGAAGAACAATGATGAAGAAAAAAGGTTACGCTAAAGGTGGCATGAAGAAAAAAGGTTATGCCAAGGGTGGACTAAAAATGGTAATGAAGGATGGAAAGAAAGTTCCATTTTATGCTGCTGACGGTAAAGGTAAGATGAACAAAGGCGGCATGATGAAGAAGGGCTATGCCAAAGGTGGTATGAAGAAAAAAGGTTACGCTAAAGGCGGCATGAAAAAAATGGCAAGAGGTGGCTTCTTAGCTCCTGCTGCTAGACCTTTGAAAGGTAAGAAGTAGCATAACGGGTATGCAGTAATAGGTACTACTACCTGACCTAGTTTTGTGTATAACTACCCTTGTACAAACAAGGAGAAAGTACATGAAAAAACTATTACAAAGAATGTGGGATGCCCACGTAATCAGACAACAGAAACGTGCAGACTTTAGAATGCTACACATGTTGGATGATAGACAACTAAACGATCTAGGAATTGGTAGATCACAAATAAGGAATGCAATATATGGCGAGGAATCTAACAGATAAACAACAAAGATTCTTAGATGTATTATTTGATGAAGCTAATGGTGATGTTGTCGCTGCTAAGAAGTTGGCAGGTTACGGTGATAACAGCAACACTGCAGCGATTGTTGAATCTTTAAAAGACGAGATCGGTGAAAAGACTCGCACATATTTTGCACGTACTGCTCCTAAAGCTGCTATGGCTATGGTTGGTGCGTTGTACGATCCAACAGAGCTAGGCATAAAAGAAAAGATGGTAGCAGCGAAAGACTTGCTTGACAGAGCAGGACTTGGTAAGGTAGACAAAGTAGATGTTACTAGCGGTGGTGGCATCTTCTACCTACCACCCAAAGAAGGTGAAAACGAATAATACCACAAAGAGAGTTAGGCTATTGGCAATTACCCAAACCGCCTAAGACACACAACAAACAATGGCACAAGATTGTCAGGCTAACAAAGAAGATACCGTTTGGTTACGAACTAGATCCTGACAATGATAGATTACTTGTACCTATAGAACATGAGTTAGAAGCTTTAGAGCTTGCAAAACGACACCTCAGACAGTATAGTTACAGAGCAGTAGCACAATGGCTGAGTAAAGAAACAGACCGATACATATCACACATGGGTCTAAAGAAGAGAATAGAAGTTGAGCAAAGACGTAGAAAAGCATCTATCACTAAACGTAAGCTTGCCAAGTGGCTCGAAGAAACGCTCTCGGAAATCGAGAAGCTCGAAACACAAGGAGTCGGTGCATACTCAGAAGCCAGCGGAGATAGAAGCCCCCCAGCAAGAACCTATCCCAGCGCAGGTAGTAGCAACTGACTATGACGTTGAAGAAGCACAGGAAGTCGTATTCAGACCCAACCCAGGGCCACAGACATCCTTCCTAAGTTCTTCTGAAAGAGAAGTCCTATACGGTGGGGCAGCAGGTGGTGGTAAATCGTATGCTATGTTAGCAGACCCATTACACGGCCTAAACGATCCAAACTTCTCTGGACTCCTTGTACGACACACAACTGAGGAACTAAGGGAACTAATACAGAAGTCGCAGGAGTTATATCCACGTGCAGTACCAGGAATCAAATGGTCAGAGCGTAAGTCACAATGGGTATCACCTAAAGGCGGTAGACTATGGATGTCATATCTGGATAAGGATACCGATGTCACACGCTACCAAGGACAGGCTTTTAACTGGATTGGATTTGACGAACTTACTCAATGGCCTACACCTTACGCTTGGGATTATATGAGGTCACGTCTTCGTAGCGCACACAGTAGAGACTTAGGACTATACATGAGAGCTACAACAAACCCAGGTGGCGCTGGACACTCTTGGGTTAAGAAGATGTTTATAGATCCTGCACCTGCAGATAAAGCTTTTTGGGCAACAGACATTGAATCAAGTAAAACAATCGTATACCCTAAAGGACACAGTAAGGAAGGTCGGCCTTTATTCAAGCGTAGGTTTATTCCTGCATCTCTCTTCGATAACCCATACCTTGCCGAAGAGGGCGACTATGAGGCCATGCTCCTATCACTACCAGAGCATCAGAGGAAGCAACTCCTCGAAGGAAACTGGGACATCAACGAAGGAGCAGCCTTTACAGAATTTGATAGATCAATCCATGTTATCGACAGCTTTGAAGTACCAAATAGCTGGGTTAAGTTTAGAGCGTGTGATTATGGGTATGGCTCTTATACTGGGGTTCTCTGGTTTACTGTATCTCCTGATGAACAACTCATAGTCTATCGGGAGATGTATGTATCTAAAGTTACTGCTTCTGATCTAGCTGATATGATAATAGAAGCTGAACGAGATGATGGTGGAATGAGATACGGTGTGCTTGATAGTTCTTTGTGGCATAACCGTGGCGATACTGGGCCATCGTTAGCAGAGCAGATGAACATGAAGGGTTGTCGATGGCGTCCTTCTGATCGCTCAAGAGGCTCACGTATCGCAGGTAAAAACGAAATACATAGGCGCTTGAAGGTAGATGACTTCTTAGAAAAGCCTATGTTAGTATTTATGAATAGCTGCACTAACACTATAGCGCAGATACCAAGCATCCCACTGGACAAAAAGAATCCAGAAGATGTAGACACAAAAGCAGAAGACCACTTGTATGATGCGTTAAGATATGGTATAATGACAAGACCAAGAAGCAGCATATGGGATTACAACCCTGCTAAACAACGAACAGGATTCCAAGCTAGTGATGCAACATTCGGATACTAATGTAGTACAGTCTTGCCCTAAGTGCGAGATAACTTACAACACGAATATGTGGAACGATAAATGTCCTAACTGTGAAGAGCAAGCTGCTTTTGATAACGGACCTTGGAGAAAAAATAAATGAAAGCTTTTGTACTAGTAATAAGTATATGGGGCAACAATGGAACTGACTGGGTATATACAGGTAATCAGTATGTATCACAAGAAATGTATACACAGGAAGAGTGTTTGAATCTAGCTGATACTTCTAACTGGAATAAGTTTAGGAATAACCAATACTACGATATACAACTAGATTGCTTTAACAAGGAAGAATATAATGGCTGAACAAGAAGAGATGTTTGAAACGGATGATGTTGTAGCAGCAGAGGATGCTGATGACAAAATCTTTGAAACAAAATCTAGTGTAATATCTTTTGTACAAGATAGATATAAAAGAGCCGAAGACCATAGGTACGCTGACGAACAAAGATGGCTAAAAGCTTACCGTAACTATCGTGGTATATACGGAACAGATGTACAATTTACTGATACAGAGAAGTCACGTGTCTTTGTTAAAGTAACTAAAACTAAAACATTAGCAGCATATGGACAGATAGTAGATGTACTATTTGGTAACAACAAGTTTCCTCTGTCTGTAAATCCATCTGTACTGCCTGATGGTGTTGCAGAAGCTGTGCATATAAACTTAGACCCTAATGCTGAAAAGGCAGGGGATGAACTTGCAGCAGTAACAAAGCAAGAACCAGGAAAGCCATACTTACTAGAAAAGTTACTACCAGGAGAAACACTGGATGAACTACAGGCTAGAGTAGCTGGTATGCAAAGTAAACTAGCGCCTGTATCTGAAAAGCTTATAGAAGGAGAGGGTACTACAGCTAAGTCAGTTACGTTTCATCCTGCTATGGTTGCTGCTAAGAAGATGGAAAAAAAGATACATGACCAGCTACAGGAGTCAGGTGCATCTACACATCTAAGAAGCATGGCATTTGAAATGGCTTTGATGGGTACTGGTGTAATGAAAGGCCCGTTTGCTGTAGATAAAGAGTATCCTAACTGGGGTGAAGAAGGTGAGTATGACCCTCTAGTAAAAACAGTACCTGAGTGTACACATGTAAGTGTTTGGGATTTTTATCCTGACCCAGAAGCTAAAGCTATGGAAGATGCTGAGTACACAGTACAAAGACATAAGATGTCACGTACACAACTGCGTGGATTAAAATCACGCCCATACTTTATGGAAGACTCTGTACAGAATGCTATAGACAAAGGACCAGACTACACACAGAAGTACTGGGAAATGACTATGGAAGATGATGACACTCAGCCAACATCAGAGCGTTGGGAAGTGTTAGAGTTTTGGGGATATGTTGATGTAGACTTGTTAGAAGAGCATGGCGTATCTATACCTTCAGAGTTAAAAGACTTAGATGAAGTTAACTGTAATGTATGGGTATCTAACGGTGAAGTGCTGCGCTTTGTACTAAACCCATTCAAGCCTACACGTATTCCTTACTATGCTGTACCATACGAGCATAACCCATACTCCTTCTTTGGTGTTGGTATTGCTGAAAACATGGATGATACACAGACATTGATGAATGGCTTTATGAGAATGGCTATTGACAATGCTGCGTTATCTGGTAATCTAATAATAGAAGTTGACGAGACTAACCTAGTTCCAGGCCAAGACTTATCTGTATATCCTGGCAAGGTATTTCGCAGACAAGGTGGCGCACCAGGACAGGCCATCTTTGGTACTAAGTTCCCCAATGTAGCAGGGGAGAATATACAACTATTTGATAAAGCGAGGGTTTTAGCTGATGAAAGTACTGGGTTTCCTTCATTTGCCCACGGTCAAACAGGGGTGTCGGGAGTTGGCAGGACTGCTAGTGGGATTTCTATGCTCATGTCTGCTGCTAACGGCAGTATTCGAACTGTGGTTAAAAATGTAGATGACTATCTAATTAGGCCACTAGGCAAAGCATTCTTTGCATTCAACATGCAGTTTGATTTTGACGAAAGCATTCGTGGTGACTTGGAAGTACATGCATCAGGTACAGAAAGCCTGATGGCTAACGAAGTACGTAGTCAACGCTTGATGCAGTTCTTGCAGGTTGCACAGAATCCAGTGCTTGCACCATTTGCTAAAATGGATTATATTATACGAGAAATTGCGAAGAGCATGGACTTAGATCCTGACAAGGTTACTAATTCTATGGCAGATGCAGCTATACAGGCTGAGATCTTAAAAGGCTTTCAAGCACCAGCGCCAACACCAGAAGAAGGTGTAGCTGCTCCTGAAGGTCAAGGTCCACAGTCTGTAGCTGATACATCTGGAGGTGGAGGTTCACAAATAGGAACAGGCACAGCACCTGTACCAGGAGAACAAGGATTTACAGGTAATGCACCTCAAGCAGTTGGTCAATGATAAAGAATGTTACGAACAGTTTCAACAACACATAGATGACTTAATATCCATGAGACAACGTGCGTTGGAATCGGCTAATGATTCTACTACAATGTACAGACAGCAGGGTGCAATAGATGTACTCAGAAAGCTAAAGCTACTGAAGGAGACAGTAAATGGCGCTTGAAGAACAAATGGACATGAACTTTGGTACAAGCGGAGTTGATCCTGTATCAGGTAATGAAGTACCTGTGGGATCACTACCAGAAGAAGTAAGAGATGATATACCAGCGCAGCTAAGTGAAGGGGAATACGTTGTACCTGCTGATGTAGTAAGATTTTATGGTGTTAAGTTTTTTGAAGAATTACGAATAAAAGCTAAAATGGGCTTTGATGCAATGGAAGAAGCAGGAAGGATTGGAGGAGATCCTATTGGTGATGACGAAGGTTTAGGTTTAGAGTTAGCTGATTTAGAAATAGTAGATGTTCAAGAAATGGCTGCAGGTGGCTTACCTAGAAAAAGTTATACATTTGATGAAATAAAACAACGCATGGTAGAAAAGAAGGACGAACCAGAGTTTAAAAATCGTTTTGAAAAGATAATGTTTACTTTATTTGGTGATGATGATAAAGAAGATAAAAAACCTACTCCAAAGAAAGCTAAAGATAAGCCTCCTATAGACTTTGGCTTTGGTGGTAATCCTATGGAACGTGCATCACGTAAATATGGATCAACACCTACACCTACAAGAAATGAATCATATAGGCCAACTACTACACAAATGAACTTTCCTGGATTTGATGAAGGTGGAGACACTAGCCCAAGAGTTGTACTAGAAGGTAAAACAGGTCAAATGC